TTTCTTTACAATATAAAGCTTCCCAAATGAAAAAATCATTATAGCAATAGAAATAAATACTATTGATTCAAACATATATCCAAGGTAAAGCGGTGACGCCTAACCTATCAATCTACCAAACGAACGTAAGGAGAAAAAATGGCTATCGACCTTAACAGCATTTCAAAGAATGTTGCCAAGCCACCTCGCATTGCACTCTATGGTCCTCCGGGTATTGGGAAGACCACGTTTGCTGCCGGTGCTCCAGAACCGATCTTCATTCTTACTGAAGACGGTCTCGGTGATTTGGAAGTATCGCATTTTCCAGTTTGCACTTCATTTGAGGAAGTACTTGAATGTCTTGCAACACTTGGGAAAGAAGAACACGGTTTCAAGACGGTTGTTATTGACAGCCTCGATGCTCTTGAACTTATGGTGTGGGCTGCAACCTGCAAGCGTCTTGGTGTTCCTTCAATTGAAACTCCAGGATATGGGAAAGGATACATCGAAGCGCAGACTGAATGGCGCAACCTCTTTGCATATATTACTGCACTTAGAGATGAGAAGAACCTTACATCTATCCTGATTGCTCACAGTGCATATATCCATGTTGAAGATCCGGAGCACCCAGCATACGACACCAACGCTCTGAAGCTTAACAAGCGTGCTGCTGCAATGACTACGGAGTACTGCGACGTGGTTGGATTCGCTTCGTTAAAGATGTTTACCAAGATTGATGAAACCGCATCGAAAGAAAAACGTGCCCGCGCCATTGCTACATCAGACCGCGTGCTTCGCTTATCGGTGTCTCCATCATACACAGCAAAGAACCGGTATCATATGCCTGAGATTATCCCCCTCTCGTGGGAAGAATTCGAGAAGTGTTTACCAAAAGGAGGTAACTAAAAATGGCAGAGCTCAACTTTAACGCAGAAGAGTATGAACCAATGGGTAGTTTTGAACCGCTGCCTGTTGGAGAGTATACAGTTGTAATTGAATCCAGCGAGAAAAAACCTGCAAGCACCGGCAAAGGAGAATATCTCCAGCTTGTCTACAATGTCGTTGATGGTGAATATCAAGGTAGAAAATTATTCGACAGGTTAAATATTGTTAACGACAGCGATCAGGCCCAGACAATTGCCCGCCGTGCACTCTCTTCTATCTGCCGTGCGATTGGGATTATGAATCCCAAGAACAGCGAAGAACTTCATGACAAACCATTTGTTGTCAAGGTTGGAATTCGCCCGGCAAAAGGAGAGTATGGTCCTTCAAACAAGATTACTGAATATGCAGCGATGGATGGATCTCTGCCTTCATTACCAGAAAAGAAGGCAGAGAAGAAACCAGAAGGAACTACAACTACTGCTGCAAGCACAAAGAAGAAAATGCCGTGGCAGAAGAAGTAAACAATTTTTTGAGGTACTACAATGCCAGAACTTCCAGACTTAACATTACCAACAGTAGAAAATATTTATCAGTCGTATGTCGAACACCAAGGAGATTGGAGAAGGAACCATCTTGGGGCATCGCTTATTGGAAAAGGGTGTGAGCGTGCTCTTTGGTACACATTCCGATGGGCAACAAAGCCAAACATTGACGGCAGGTTGTTACGTCTGTTCGAGACTGGTAATCAGCAGGAACCACGTATCGTAAAGAACCTTCGTGATATCGGAGTTGACGTTTATGATCTTGATCCTGAAACTGGAAAGCAGATCCACTATGAAATGTATGGTGGGCACTATGCTGGAAGTCTTGATGGTATTGCCAGTGGGTTCAAAGAATCAAAGCAATGGCATGTTGTTGAATTCAAGACGGCCAATACCAAAACATTCAATGCTTTAAAAAAGGCAGGTGTAGAACGAACCAAGTTTGAACATTACTGCCAGATGCAACAGTACATGAAATGGGCAGAACTTGAACGGGCATATTACTTCTGTGTATGCAAAGACACCGATGATATTTATGGAGAGCGCGTATCACTTGATAAAGATGTCGTCAAACGGTTAGAGATGAAAGCAGAGCGTGTAATATTTGCTGACAATCCAACATTCAAGATATGTGACGACTCAAGCGATTTCAGATGCCGTTTTTGTGACCACGCAGATATTTGTCACGGAACCAAACTTCCTGAAGTAAGTTGCCGTACTTGCGCTTATTCCAACCCAGAACAAAATGGAACTTGGATCTGCACCAAAGATGGGAATCTTCTTTGTGGAGATGAACAGCGGGCTGTAAAGGATTGTCATATCTTCATACCCGAACTCGTTAAGCTGGAACAGACAGATTCAGACCCGGTTGCTGGAACAGTAAGTTACGGTCAGATAGTGAATGGCCCTGGAGCCATTGCGTCAACGGAGTTACAGGAGTATATAAAATGACTGGAGAGATCAAAGCAATTGAAACTGTCTATAAAGGATATAGATTCCGAAGTAGGCTTGAAGCAAGATGGGCAGTATTTTTTGAGAACGTTGGCATAAAATGGGAATATGAAAAGGAGGGTTTTGAATTTGGTGAACAAGGATGATCCTTAGAGACTACCAGAAGGAAGCAGTCGATTCTATTTTTGAATATTGGGAAAACGAATTAGGAAAGAACCCGTTGGTCTGCGCTCCGACGGGGAGTGGCAAGAGTTTAATCATTGCTGACTTTTGCCAGAGGGTGTGTAAAGATTGGTCTGGTGTAAGAATAGCATGTGTTACCGATTCACGCGAGCTAATAGCACAGAACGAAAAGGAATTGAGACAACATTATGAAACCACATCAACAGGAATTTACAGTGCTGGTTTAGGAAAGAGACAGACACAAGCACAGATAACTTTTGTTGGGATTCAGAGTATTTATAATAAGGGATTCGATCTTGGCAAACAAGACATTATCATCATTGACGAAAGCCACATGATTGGAAGAGATAACAACACTCGTTACGGGAAGTTTATTAAAGATATGCTTATAGCAAATCCCAATCTGGTTGTTGTTGGTTTGACTGCAACCCCATACCGTCTTGATTCTGGGATGTTACACGAAGGCGACGGCGCTTTGTTTGATGGCATCTGTTACGTGGTTGAAGTTAAGAAACTTATACACGAAGGATATCTAGTACCAGTAATCAGTAAAGGTGGGGTAAGAAAGATTGATTTAAAAGATGTTCATATCAGAGCTGGAGAATATGCTTCTAACGAACTTGCTCATGCTGCTGATGACCCAGAACTTATACGGTTGGCTGTTGATGAGATTGTTCGATATGGCCAGGATCGAAAAGCGTGGTTGATATTTGCATCTGGAGTTGAACACGCAGAGCATGTTAAAAACGAATTTATTAAACACGATATCGTTTGTGAGCTGGTAACAGGAGAGACACCGAAAGAAGAACGTGATAAAATTATAGGGTCGTTCCGTGAAGGGAAACTCAAATGCCTAGTAAATGTCGGGGTTCTCACAAAAGGATTCAATGCGCCGATATGTGATCTCATAGCACTTCTGATGGCAACAAAGAGCACTGGGAAATACGTGCAGATTGTTGGCCGTGGTATGAGAACACATAACGGAAAAGAAAACTGTTTGCTGCTTGACTATGGAGGTAACTGTTTAGCACACGGACCAATAGATGAAATAGATCCAGTCAAGAAAAAGAACGTATTCAACATTGAAAAAAAAGCACCACCAATGAAAGAATGTCCTCAATGCAGGTCGGTGGTTCATTCACGGGTTACAGTCTGCGCTTGTGGATACCAATTTCCTGTAGTTGCCCCACATGGTACAGAAGCCTACGATGGTGCTGTAATGTCAAGTCAGGTTAAGCCAGAAGTTATACCAATCGCAGGGGTATGGATTGGAAGACACAAGAAACCAGGAAGACCAGACAGTGTTAAAATAACATTCTATACGGCGCTTGATATGGAATATTATATGTGGGTTGGTCTTGACCACGACGGATATTATAAAGAGAAATCGTTAGCAGTTGTTAAACGTTTTGGTGGTAAAGCAAAGACAGTAGATGAAGCATTAAAGGAAAGTCAATATTGGAGAAAGCCGGTTGCCATAGCTGTAAAACCTAGAGGACGATTCTTTGATATTGTTGGTATAATTTTTGATGACACCAAGACTCAAGAAAGATCTCAGGACATTCAAAGAGATATTGCTAAAGACCAGAAGGTGTTAACATTTTAAAAGGTTCAACCGAGCATATGGAACAGATGGGATTTGTAATCTGGTTCCGTCAGAAGTTCCCAGAGATATTAATTTTTGCTATTCCCAATGGTGAATACCGTGCAATGACCACAGCAAAAAAGTTACGTGCTGAAGGTGTGGTTCCAGGAGTTCCAGATTTGTGCATCCCTGAATGGTCTTTGTGGATAGAGATGAAACGAAAAGAAGGTGGTAAGATATCAGACGATCAAACTAGAATTCACAAGTACCTTGAAGGCATCGGCCATAAGGTGATTGTTGGGTATGGTGCTGAAGACGCTTCGAGGAAACTACTTCAATTTAGAAACCTTTAACATCTATTGAATCAATAGAAGATTATGGAAAAGGATCTCTACAAAGTTAGAACCGCATCGCATAACGAGAATGTGATTCACGTTCCCAAAACATCTAACGGGTGGTTCTCGCTTGAAGTAAAGAAAGATGGAACGCTAGTGTTTAAGCCGGTAGTATTATGAATGAATCCGACGCGACGCGGAGGCGCGGGAATGTCCGGAGTAACACAGATAGACACGAAGTTTCATGAAGTCATAATGCAACCGAGCAACGTCAGTTGCCGGGCTTGTCATAACTTCGTAAGGGTCAGGCATAACGTGAGAAGCGCTCATCACATGCGGGGCTTCTGCAAGATTGGCGGAGGTGAAAGAGAAATGACAACACACGATACCATAGAACCAATTTCATCAGACACGCTGGAAGAACTTGGTAACGCAGCGTTTTGTTCGATAAAAGACAAATTGAAAGAAAAGGGTTATCTGTTTGTAGGGGGCGTGTCTGGGGGCAAAGAATATTTGATGGACTTCAAACGGGACAGTATGGATATATTTGGTTGCGAGAACCCGGTGAGGTTAAGAATAACTTTACCGTATTCGCCAGAAGAACCAAAACACCATCCCGAACACAATCTAAAATATTCAACTATTCCAGAACGTGAGAACAATACGGCAATCGAAGAATATCTCGTAATTGGTGATGCGCAATGACCGTCGACCCGTTGGATGAAGTCTACGAGAAGTTCAAACACCTGGATACGGTCCTATCAGACCCCACGTGGTGCCAGAGCGGAGACGGTCACGCAATCTACGGCATTGCTGGCGAGATGTGGCGAGCGATCAAAGAAGCGCGGGAGATGAGGAAATAGTGACATCATTGAAGAAAAAGGGATCTCCCTGTCCAAATTGGCTCGCCTTCTCGAATGCACCGATGAACACGTATCGATGCTCCTCAATGGTCGTTTCCAGATCGATAACGACATGGCAAGCAGGTTGTCAGAGGTACTTGGTTCAACCCCGGGCTTCTGGGAGAATCGGGAGAGGCAATACCGCGATGCACTCAATACACGGAAGCACCCCATCACCAAAGGCGGCGACCGATGACTGATCACCTCAAAGTTCAAGCGACAATACAGTTCAACATTCACGAATGGGGATTTATGAATGATAAGATTGGTGTTTTCCATAATGCAACGGACGAGGAACTTCTACAATATTGCATAGACAATTTCGAAGGATCGTGCAAGTCGGTAGACGGTGATGCCATAACAATTGACATTATCAAAGGGGGTTGGCAGTGACCCCCGACCCCATCGACGCCGCACCGACCCAGCAGAAGCGGGAAGCGAAGTATAAACAGTGTTCGCACTGTAAGCAATATAGCCAGACGGAAGGCAAGTGCCCCGCGTGTGGGAAAGGAGTTGTGAGATGAAAACGTGCCCAAAGTGTAAAGAAACAAAAACAGATGGTGATTTCTATAAGACCAAGCATGGACATTTGCATTCGTGGTGTAAATCGTGCGAGATTGCAGCTTCTAGAAAAAGAAATGCAGATCTGCGCTTGGACACCAGAGATATCCCGAAACAATACAATGGGAGAAGGAATAAGGAATCTATATTAAAAATTCGCAACTCTGATCTAAAAAACAAATCCGTGTGCTCTATAATTCACTCTCATCACGAAACCTTGAAAGACGATCCAGATCGCTTATCAACCGAGTTCATACAAAAAATGGTTGGGAAGGTATGTGAATGATCTCCCTTCTCGGTCCCGCTCTCGCAATCGTTGGAAGCATCTTGGCGTGTTACGGCGTGTGGGTGGTAGCGTGATTGACACCAAAGATATCGGACTTGACCTTGCCGTTCTCGGCAGCATCGTATCCTGTATCGGAGTCATCTGGAATAACATCTTCCTTGACCATGTAGCAGCCATGCAGATATGGGCACTGTCAAACATATTGCTGATGATATGGGCGTACGGTATGTGGAAGCATTGGTGGGAGGACGGTCTTTCAGGGATGGTATTGTTTATCATGTATTGTATTTTTGCGATTACAAATATCATAGGATTGGTGATGTTATGGAATTGACACGTGTTTGCAAGAAATGTGGAAAAGAGCATCCGCTTTCAGAATTGAAAAAAGATTCCAAGAGTAAGTATGGAAGACTACAACTATGTAAAAAATGTAGCGCGGAGTATGCATTGATAAGAAACCATACTAAAGGAGAGGTTACTCCATATACTCAATTACCCTCGTGCTCTTCTTATTTTGGAGTGTATGTTGCAGAGAGGTTGTTAAGTAAGGTTTACCGAGTTCCAGGAGGACTACCTGCGATGACCCTCCCATTCTTCTGCCAGTTCTTTCAAAAGAGAAATGTATTCTATCTCATCGCACTCGAAGGTGCAGCAATCGCTCTATGCTGGTGGTGGGCGGTCCCGCAGGTTAGCCCGCTTTACTAACTGCGCCGTGGCGTTTCATCTCTTCCATCTCTTTCAGGAGATCCACAACTTCGCACATCATATCAACAAGTCGCCATTCCTTCACGAGGTCTTGGATATCGAATCGCAATGTCTCATCGGCTCCGGAGATGGTATCCATCTGCGTGAGGGTGAACGGGTACTTATCGCTATGCGCAGCCCATCGTTCCGGAACATTATCGTGTATCTGGTTACAGAGTCCCATAAACAAATATTGATGCAACGAGTATGTAATACTTTCCATTGAATACACGCATCGTTTCGATATTTTTAAATAATACGCGCATCCTATATGTATTCATGGCAATACACTTCCCGAAGAATCTTTCTTATCAAGCGAGGTTCGATGCGTGGGTATCAGGTATTTGTCCATACTGCAACCACAAGTCACAGATTGTAAAGCAGGTTTCTCCAACCAAGAAATCCTTTGCATGTACGAACTGTGGCGCGGTTAATCATTTCACACTACCCAGATTATTCAATTGAGGAGAAACCACAATGAAGCACATGTACACGATTCTCGCGGTATTCGCCGTCATCGTAATGATCGCATTACCGGTATCGGCATCGACAGTCCAGATTGCAACTGGCGACATGAACAAAGTATCCCAGAGCGTTCAGGTATCAGGGAACTTCAACATGGATGACAAGAACGTTTACCAGCAGGCAGACGCGACCATGAGCAAGTCCCGCAAGTCAATCCAGGGATCTGTTAACGTGAACGTTGGTGGCAAAGATGTTGAACAGTTCTCGCAGGCAGACATGACCAAGACTGGAAAATCAATCCAGCTTGCAGCGAACGTCAACGTCAATGGCAAGAAGGTCCAGCAGCAGGCAACCGCCAGCATGAAGCGCACCTACAAGTCAATCCAGGTCGTGCCGAATGTCAACATCGACTAACCCTCTTTTTATCGCGTGCCTCGTAATCGCAGCTATCGCAGTACCGGCTTTCGCGGATAACTCGCAGGAAGCGTTCGGGGTTATCACAGGGGATAACAACAAGCAGGTTGTCGGAAACGAGATCAACACGCACGTCGATAAACAGTTTGTCGATGAAGATGTTGTAGCACCCACTTACATTA